CGTCTTTAATAATTTCAATCGCTGTATCTTGTGGGATTTCACGGATATTTTCAACGTGTTCTGCCGCACCGATAATGTCACCGTGTGAAATATCATCAACTGCACTTGTTGCTTCATCGACTGCTTTTTTAGCACCGTCTGAAACCTTATGAACAATATTATCAAAAAATGACATGACTATTTCCTTACAAATTAGGGTGTGCCGTTGATGAAAGGTGTAACACCAACGACACTAGAGTAAACACATGGCGAGTGTTTGTCGCATTTATACAGCATAAACATTTACTTTTCAATTTTTTTCAATTGTTCAAGTGTTAATTCTTTCCCATTTTCAACAAATCGTTCCAGCTTTACGCCCGATCTAAATATTTCAGCTTTTCCTTTTCCTAATGCTTCATCTTGTTTTTCATGTGATTGTTTACGCAGCCACTCGTCATAATTGATTGTTTCGCTAATTTGCCCATCAAGTGATGACCGTGTTCCCGCTGGTGGGTCTTTCATTCCCATTTCTTTCCACGATTTTAAAACAGGCACAGTGCTTGATCTGCATCTAACGTGGACAGGTGGATATGGACCTTTACCTAAATCAAACTTTTGACCATCGTATGATTTGCACAGGGTTGTTGTTTTAAAATCAAGCGTAGCTAAAAATTGCCAGCCTTTTATTAAATCGTCGTTGGCTTTATAAAATTCTTCGCTTGCTACATTGGTTGCGTGTGACATTGCAGTTGATACCAATGCCTGCGTTTGACGTGCGTTAAGTGAGTTAATGCCATCGGTATATTGCAATGCTTTCGTGCCGGTGATACGCTTAACCACGTCACTATAAGATTGTCCTTCAACTAAGCCGATACGCACAGCGTCCTGTATGCGCGTGTAACTATCTTGATCTAATTTATCAATCCATTCTTTAATCAATTTTCCCTGCAATGGTTTTGATTCAATCGCAGCAAATAACGTCACGGGCGCAACCGCTACCATATCAAGCACAACAGGCGTTGAATCATCAATGGCTTTAATTTGCCATTCTTGCTCATACTCTGCTGCGTCTTTCATGTTACTGATTAACTCTTTACCGGCTAAATCATAACCTTCATTTAAAATCGCCCGCACTGATTCCAAACGCGCGTCAATTTGCGGGATTGTCATTTGGTTATCAAGGTCTAGCGTTTTTAATTGTTTAACCAAATCTTTTTCAACAACACGCAACAAGTCCATGACCTTTTTACTTGTTGATGAATAATATCGCTGCAAATAAATTTCATGTGCAATCGTTTTATCGCGCAGTTGCGTGTTAGCTGATTCTTCCATTACAACATCCCACCAGTAGCAGGCATAACTGCAATGCGCTCCATCTCATCGTCAAACGATACGTCCTGCATGATAATGTCACCAGCGACAAGGTTGTCGAATAAAGTTTGATGCGAGATTGAGCCGCTTTGCCAAGCCTTAACCAAACTATCCAAGTCCTGAGCTGTCATTGAGTTTGGAATAAAATCACGGTTTAGCTCAACCTTAACATCACCAGTTACGCCCGACCAATCACGTAAATATTCCATGACGTGTGTCAATCCAATGCTAATGGACTGTGAAATTGAAGCAAGAACACTGTTTTCACTTGAGCGGTGAATATTAGCCGTTTGCGCTGATTCTGCTGCGCGTTTTTCTGGTGCTAAAATACGCGCCCCAAGTGTTGCCATCATTGCCTCTTTTGACCGCAATGCTTCACGCAATTCGCCTAAGCCTTGCCCTGTAAATTCAAGATAAAATGCTTTTGATTGCGGGTCTGGCAATAACCATGCCGTTCCGCTACCGATACGAAGTGACGCGCTTTTATCGTCTGAATAATATCCAGTGACTACTGGTGTTGGTAGTCCAGTAAAGTGCAAGCCATGTTCATAATCGGCTGTGGTTCTGTAATGCGATAAATTCACATCGACAAGGTCAAGCAATGGCGGTTTATCCACACAGGGTGAATTGTCACGCACACCAAAAAACTCAAACGGTATTTTGTTTAATGCTTTGCCGTTAATTTGTGGGTAAACTTCATCCACTAAAACAAACTCACCGCGTTTGTCTTTTCTGAAAACACGTTGACGATAAATTCCACCATCGCCTAAATCAAGAACGCGCCATTGTGGTTCACACTTAGACTCAAACTCATCAACTGCAATTTCGTTTTCTTCTTCAAGCACAACAAGCGTTAACTGTTCAACGTTGTTAATACGTCCAGTTTTCCAATTAATGATTGATTCTGCATTGTACATGGTCGCGTAAGGTCTTGCGCCTTGTGCCTGTGCTTGTGCAAGTGTTACCGCATTAACAATAGGTGGAAAATCGACAAGTACGGCACAACGTCCGATAGTAATAACTTCTTCTGCTACCATTTCAGCAAATTGATGCAGCGATAACCCGCCCATTGTCACGTCTGTAATAATATTATCCATTGCAGCGGGTGCTGTGATGACTTCGGGTTTTAAAAATAGCATTCCCGTTAAGCCGTCGATTGTGCGATTTGTAGCGTTGTAATATAACGCGCGTTGTTTATAAGCGTAATATTCTGCGTCAGTTTGACCGCTTAAACGCGGCAGGTATTTGATACCTTCTTTGTGGATCTCGTCTTGCCCTTCTGCTGCGTGTTCGCATCGCTCCCACTGCTCATAATATTCATGATACTCGCTGTGTTTTGTATCGACTGCCATTTTTAAATTCCTGTAATTGCTGCAAATGATGGTCTATTATTAACTAGCGGGTATCTATACGCAATAAAATAACCTGTTGCATCAACAACGTGGTCAAATCCACCAGCTTTGTCAGGCTCACCTGTTTTTGCATAACACTGCTTTTCAAGTGATTCAACCAGCATTGGACAATACTGCGCATTAACAAAATAACGTCTTGCGCCTAAATTGTGAATCATAGCGTTAACCGATAACACGCGATCTTTAATGAATGGGTTGCGTGAATTAACCAACACTTGCAACCCGTACGAGCGCAAAATGCTGTGATCTGATTCGCTTGCGTTGTTTGATTTTCGAGCGTTACCGCTTGCATCAGGATAAATTAAAATCCTGTGCGTTGGGTAGCGTTCTTTTAGTAACCGCGCCATTGTTGGCGTATCGAACACGCCAGTGAGCTCATTAACAACATGAACGCTGTCACCGCGCAATACATGAATAACAGCAGACATATTGGAAACGTTAAAATCCAACCCAACATGCAAAACATCGTCTGAATTAATAACTTCAATGGATGAATTAAGATTTCTGTCAAACTCATGGTAGACGCTCCCAGCGTTAAGGTTTACAAATTCGCCATCAAGATACGCGGATAATTGTGCGCTTGAATAGGTTGCTTCAAGTTGCTTAATGTATCCATCGGGCAAATATGGATTGCTTGAAGTAGGTGCTTTAATTAACTCGTAGCCTTCGCGTGGTTCTTTGCCCCACATTTCGTACATGAAAGCAAAGCCTTCAGGAGTTGATACTGCTGCAAGCGTGTTAGGCGAGTTGTCTGGTTTTCGTTCTCTAATCCGTCCAAGCATTTTAGTCCAAACCAGTTTGGCTTGGTCAACACGCAACGTATCGGCTTCATCGATTACCGCATCCGCTAATTGAAAACCAACCAAACGCTCTGGGTTGTCTGCTGATCTAAAAATAATCTGCGAATTGTTTTCGAGTTTGATAATTGCATCAGCTTTATTAAGATTATATTTAACTCCCCACTCATCAAGTATTTCTTGAAAGCGCGGGAAAGCAATCAATCGGATAAGATCATAAGTAGGCTCAACAAACCCAAAAGATAAACCATCGTATTTAAGTGCAAGCAAAGCCAATCGAATGACAGCGGCTTGTGACTTTCCCGCGCCATATCCCGCCACCATAGCAGGATGGATTGCTTCACTGAAAATGAAGTCCTCTTGTGGTTTAGTTAACTTAAGCCTAATCTTCACGCGCTGCTCGCTCAACCACAAATGTGTAACCTGTTTTTATAGTTGCTTCAACACGATCTGTTGATACGCCTGCTGCTTTACCTCTGGCAATTTCAGCCGTAATAGCCGCGTTAATTTGATTGTTTTTTACAGCAAGATTGCGCAACGTCATCAAGTCTTTTAAATGCGATTCAAGTGTAATGCCAACGGCTTCAATGATTGGTTTGCGTAGTTCATCAACCCTTGCTGAAATATTGCTGTCAGCCATAAGCCGTGAAGCATTAGCTTGTATTGTTTCAGGCTTAGTTGTTGGCTTTGTATCAAACGCCCCACGATAAGCATCAGCCTGTGTTTTGCCTTCTGCAACGAGTTGTGCAAAGCGTTCTTGTTTAGGTGTGAGAGCCATAATTATTATTCGTTTAATTTATATCCGTGGCCTATTAAAACCAAGTCTGGTCTAAAAGCTGGTTGGGTATTGATAGCCGGTTCAAAAGTAGCTAACGATTCATCTTGTGGCGTTCCTATAACATATTCGTATTTTAAAAATTTTTCAACCGACTTAACAATTAGCTCAACACCTAAACTCTGAAGCGAGTTTTCCCATAACGTTTTTTCTGTGTCGTCTGGACGGATAAAAACGTGCCGCTGTTCTATAATATCTCCGCCATCCATTTTATTGCTTAATTTATAAACAGTGCCTCCAGTCACTCTTTCACGCATTTTTAAAGCCCACCTAATTGCATCGCGCCCCCTATGAATAGGCAGCAAAGACGGATGATAGCCAATACCGCCATATTTTGCTTTTAACCGCGTTTTTTCGCCAATAAAATCATGAGAATGTGCCGCAATAATTAAATCGATATTTTCCGGCATTGTTGAAGCATTTAGCGTTCCAGACGGTATTAAACGAATAGAATGCAAATCTGCTTTTGCAGCAAGCCTGTCTGTTTTTTCTCCGCCAACTGGTGCAGCAATTGCGGAAACTTCAACGTTTTTTATTTTTAAAAGCGCATTAAAAACTTGCGCTCCAAAATGTTTTTGTCCGGCAAGTAATATTTTCATTTTTTAACGCCAAAGTATAAATCGTGCATTGTTGGCCTTTTTTTAAATTTTTTTATAAAAAATAAAGTTATTTTTTTAAACATTTGCAGCTGCCCTTGTCATTTTGTAGCCCTGCACCGCACGTAGATGCCCCCCATACCCAGTCGCGCAACCTTTTTTTCCTCGTAAAGATTTTTTAATTGAAGCCCCTGATTTGCCTTTATGACCTCCGCCTTGCATTTGAGATACTTGTAGCCATCTTTTATCGCGCCTAAGTGCCGCGCATAACGCTGGGTGCGAGGTGTGAAAGTAAACAGCTTTTGTGCGATCGTGATATTTATTTGCCTCAGTAAACTGAAGCCTACATACCTCGTTTAAAAATTTCATTCCTACGCCAGCTCCTTGCCATTCTGGCATGACAACCATTCTACACGCCCTCATTCCGCCAATTTCGAGTCTAGGTGAGCAAGCAATGTGGCAAACCGCCTCACCATTTACAAAACCAACATAATAATTTGCCGCTACCATCAACGGTAATTTTAAATAATGATGCGGCTCAAACATTCTCCAATACGATGAGTCTGTCTTGAGAATCTCAAGCTCAAATTTTGGCCTTTGCCAAAGATCCCCCCTAGCAAGCTCGCCAGTATGAGTATCAAAAACCCAATCAGGTTCAACCCAGTCTAAAATATCATAATGGCAAGATAGCAAAATAGCCTGCCCATTTCCGCGCTTAAACGATTTGCTAAATGCTGACGCGCCTATTTTTGCAATTTGCCTATCAACCACAGACGTAAATTCGTCAATAATAACCCTGTCGTGTTGCTCGGCAATAACACGAGCAAGCCCCGCTCTAAACTTTTCACCGTTTGACAGCGCGTGAAATGGTCTAAGCCATGCCGGAACAGACCCTAAGCCAACAGACGCAAGCGACCCTGCTACATCATCAAAATTTCCATCTTTTGCAATACAGTCAATAATTGGCTTATTTTTTTCCCATCCTAAATCTCCGTCATAAATGCCAACGTCCTGCCAAATCGCCCTGCCAATACTGGTTTTTCCAGAACCAGACGCGCCTACAATAACGCCTATTTTCCAGTTGTTGTCTTCTAAAGGAATATCCGCGTCAAGGTTAAAGTTTGCCCCGCTTTCACAATTAAATAACGACTTTACTCGCGCTGCACGGTACGAATTAAACTCAGAGCAACTGTTTCTTATTTCAATTTTCATTTAATTTACCAATACTTTGCATTCAAGACCGTCAGCAATAAGCCGATCGTATATTTCTGTTTGGTGCATTTCGTCTTTGCAAACAACTAAAACAGAATAATTTTCTTGGTAATTAAATGGTTTTTCTTCTTCGCTATGCTTTTCTTCTTCAACATTGCCAAACTCGCCCAATTCGCCAGCATCAAACCCAAGCAAATCCAAATCAAACCCATCGTCCGACAATTCGCCCAACTCTAACGCCAACAAATCATTATCCCAACCACTATTCAACGCCAAACGATTATCTGCAAGGATATATGCTTTCTTTTGCGTCTTAGTGAGGTGTTTAAGCTCAATGGTTGGTACTTCATCAAGATTTAATTTTTTAGCCGCCATAACGCGACCATGGCCAGCAATAATGCCGTTTTCCCCATCAACCAGCACGGGCGAATTAAAACCAAACTCTTTTATACTTGCCGCAATCTGCAATACTTGTTGTTCGCTGTGTGTTCGTGCGTTGTTCACATACGGTATTAAATCCGCTGTTTTACGTTGTGTGATTTCCATCAAGTAATCCTATAAGGTATTTTAGCTTTTAAGCACATTCTAACCATTGCCAATATTGTCGGTTTTAACTCAAGTGGTTCATTAGAAAATTTTAAACGATTTAAAACAGCGTTTTCGCCTTTTGTTACTGCATATAAATTTTTAATATTAAAATTTTGTTTGTCGTTATCATAAAACCTGACAATCGTTTCACCTGTTATTTCGCCATAATGCTGTGCATAAATCAAACGATGCTTTAATTTCCAGCAATGGTGTTTGTTACCACCTTCAGAAACTTTAACATAAACATAACCATCCCTATCTATTCTTTCATCGCCAATTTGTCTAGTTCTATAACCAGCATGGCCTTTTTTAAATCTGCTTTCTGATCCCCCATTGACGCCTTTTAATCCTTTATTCCAAGGCGTAAACCCTTTTTCAAACTGCCCGCTGTTCATTTTAAAATAGCAGGCAGCTCTTTGCGTTCTGGGATGTCATTAATGCGTGTCTGTGCATCAAGGACTAAACGCGCATTATCCACGATTGTACGCGCAATAATTGTCAAACTTTTTGAGCGTTCTGCTTCAAAAGCCAGTTGATCTGCATTTAATGATTCTTCGCTCAATCTTTCCATTTGAGCAAATAAATGATTGTTTAAATCTGTTAACGTATTTTTCATTCTAATCCCTATAAGCCATCAATATTTCTTTGCACATGCCTGAGCGCACAACATCATCCACCGTAAACTCAACCATGCCTATCTTATCCACATTTTGTAATCGATTAACCGCATCTTGTAACCCGCTCATGCCAGCAATATCTTTTTGCTCAATATCACCATCAATAATGACTTTGCAATCCTCACCGATGCGCGTTAAAAACAACTTCATTTGCTGTGGCGTGCAATTCTGCGCTTCATCTAAAATATAAAAACACCGCGCAAACGTTTTGCCGCGCATAAATTCCAGTGGTTTAAACTGAATAGATCCACGTTTTAACAAATACTCCGTGTGCGATTTCCCAAGTCGCTCATTAAGAACATCAAGCAAAGGCTCCATATAAGGCGCATATTTTTCAGATAATTCGCCAGGCAAATAACCAAAACCACGACCAGCTTCAACGTTGGGTCGCGTCATAATAATTGTATCAATAATGCCCTCTGACAGCATTTGAGCGGCTACCCCTGCCGCTATATACGTTTTACCTGTTCCCGCGCTACCAATGGCAAATGTAATTACATTAGCGCGTATTTGATTCAGATATTGCTGCTGTGTTTTGTTTAACGCGCGTACCGGTTTAATTTTCGGCTCATAATAATCATTTTGTGGTGCAAACTTAGCTGATCGTTTCTCTTTTCGCTTCATGCAATTTTGTTCCTGTTAAGTTAACCATCAAAAATTAACCACTAACACCGAGCCTCAAAATTATCAGAAAATGATCCGGTGGCGCAACTGCTCCCGTCTTTTTTCCGTGCGAGAGGACACGTCTAGTGGCTAATTTTTCATAATTAAAAAAACCACCACGCCATTAATGCAAACAACGTGGTGTAAAAAAATTCCTATTTAATCAAGCCTAAACTTCCTACGGTGAACGATTGATTAAGTAGGCTACAACCCAAGTCCTTATTCAAGGATTTGAAAAGTTTGTTGATAGTTGCCGGTGCTGATCTCCGGCTTGCAACATTGATGCAGCATTAAAAATGCCTTCTGATTTACGAGCGTCCCCTTCAGTTGCTTACAGAATTCGCGTATCAGCCTACGCATTAACTATCAATAATCAACTCTCTTACTTATACATTTCGATACGTTGTACACCGTATTCTACCTGCGTCTTGAGCCAACCCGATTGGTCGATTCCAACATCGCCAATCCTTTATATCTGGTTCATTGTTTGGATTCTTAGCCAGCCACAAGGTTGTCAATTCTTCGTAAAGTTGATTATTGATAGTGCTTGTCTTTCCAAGCTGTCACCAACCAACCCAGTTATTGATAAATCGCCATAAAGTGATTTCTGGGTTGGTTGGTTCGTTAAATAATAACTTTGTAAATTATAATTGTCAATTATTAATATAAAATCAAAAGGTACCAGTAAAGGTCACATTTACTGGTACCTCTGCATCCTGCATATTTATTAGTGTTTGACGGCAAAGGTACCGGTAAAAAACAGGTAACAGTTTTTTAAAAACCCTATTTCCTATTATAAAAAATTTTATTTTTATTATTTATTCTTTTTAAATATATATTTACTGTTACCTGTTACCTTTAGTGTAGAAATATAGATAATTAAAGGCTTTGAGCAGGTAACAGAAGATTTTTTTCAACTGTTACCGCGTCTTATTTACTGTTACCTTTATCACTTAAAAGTCATCATCAATCGATAAAGTTTCATTCAAAAGTTGACGACATCTATCATTATCAAAATCAGCGGCTTTTTTTACCCACAGTCTTTGAGGTACGCCATTCCATTTAACCTGCTTATCGACTTTCATATAACCCATATTTTCAAAAATCCTCCGCATATTCTTGTGGTTTATTTCTGGAAATTCATAATCTGAAAACGAATTATTTTCGATTGCCTTTGTTAAAAGCGAGCTTGAAATAATGCTTGTGCTGTAGCCATAACCACCTTTTTTAATAAACTCAATTAAGTCTAAAAGCTCACTGCCTTTTTCTGCTGCAATCATTGAGCGTTTTTCATCGGTTATTGGCGCATGTCCATACGCTTTAAAATCATCGCTAATTTTAAAATCAAGAAAAAAACGTCTAATATCACCGCCAAAATTTGATATAGCGTTTCGTATTTTTCCGAAATATTCGTAAATATCGCCAACATCACGCGCCATGTCGTGAATGTCAGTGTAAGGTGAAAAGATTATCCCCCAGCGTCTATCATGATCGTTTAACGGCAATGCGTCGCGGTGATTAGTAAAAGCAATATAATTAGTTACGTTCACAATCGAATAGTTATCACGGTTCATTCTGCGAATGTCGATGGTGTCGTTGGTTATCATTGGCTTAATGGTATCAAGTACATCAAAACGGTTATGCCCAGCAACGCGCAATTCCTCAAGCACTACCATGCAACTACCTTCTGCCCATCCGGTAAACTTGTCTTGAAGTGCTGTAGGCGGCAGCGGCTTCACGTTACGCCCACCAAGGCAACACGCGATAACATCGGCTATGGTGCTTTTGCCATCGCCTTCAAAACCTTGTATTAATGGTGAGTGTTTAATTTTTTTTCCTATGTTCTGTGTGCTATACGCAATAAAATCCATTAACCATTGCGTTTCCTTCTCACGTTTTCCGCATAAATTGGCTATATGGTCAATGACTGGCTGTATTTCCTGCATTGCTTCAGGCGTGATTTTAGTTGGCGTTTCTGGTAAACTATTGACCGAAAATGAGTTAACGCATTGAACCCCATCAAGCTCAAAAAACTGCTGATTTTGCGGCATATACACTGCTCGGCTAAAGCAAGGGATATGATTATTATTTAACGCAAAATTAGCAGCTCCAATATTTCCACTTTCTGCATCATCCCCCATAATTTTTCGCGTAAAGTTTGCATCAAAAGATTGCTTAGTTATTTCTTCTTTTGTATCGACATTATAAAAACGATCACGATCATTAAGCCATATCCAATGTTTGCAAAACGCGGGTGCATTTTCGGCTAATTGACTATTTCTTGAAGGCGTTAATAATTTTCGAGCATCACTAATTGAAATACCCACGTTTGCTAAAATCTTATAACGTGTTCGCCATTCGCCAATAATGGTTGCTCTTGCAATATCTGAAAGGCTAATATCGCTCCTTATTGCATCTGCAACGCTTCCTTGCATATCTGAAACATCCGTGCAATTTGCAATCAGTTGTGAAAGCGTTTGTGATGCCTGCTTGCTTTCGACTTCTTTAGCCGCGTAAACAATAGAGCCTGTTGTAATCTTTGCGCCACCGTTGTTTTTAAACCCATGCCATTTTGCGTCACATTCACTGCCGTCATAACTTCCAGTGCTTGACCATTCTTTCCACAATTCAAGTCCAACAACCGCGTGAAAATCTTTTAACGCTAAACCTACCTTTATCCAATCGTCATAATCATCCGCATTAAATCTTTTTTGAATACGCAACTTTTCACGCATTTCTGCAATTTCATCATTACCAATTTCAGCATAAACACCAGCAAACGGGTCATCATTGTCAATAACACCAACGTTTACCGGCAATACTTTCTGCACGTTGTCAGGCGTAAACCCATCAAACGTCACATCATGCGCCCCGAATTGCTCAAGCATCGGCTTAAGCGACACAAGCCACGCACGAACCTGCTCAACATTAACGCTTGGCAATTCATCAATTGTGGTGTTGATTGGCTCGTCACCTGCGTTTAAATCCCATACATAAGGCTTTTTAGTATCTGGGTGTGTGCCATACGCAATAAACTGTTGACCGTTTGCAAGAATCTCAATGGCTGGATTTTCCAGTCCATCAAACTTAAATTTTATTTTGTGCTTAGTCATTGCTTCATTAATTCTAATCAGCATTAAGCATTTAGGCTTATTGCCAAACCGAACAGGCGCAAAGCCAAAAGCCGATTGCGCACTAGCCAGAACGCTTTTAGCCATGTCCTCGTTTAATATATCAATATCAATAGCGATTAAACGATCACCCAGCACGATACCGACATTTTTATCAGCCGCATATTTCTTCCAAGACGGGTCATTTTCTCGATGTTGCCAACCGTTGCCAAGTGGTCGCTTACCATTTGCGGGCGTAATGGTGTAACCGTTTCTATCTAAATCATCATAAACGCTACTTAACATTTTTTAATCCTTTTTTAATTTTGTTATAGGTAAATAGCGTCACGTTGTCGGTTTTGCCGTTCTTGATGTTGTAGATGGTCATAAAACTGACATGACATAGCGCAGCTATCTTGCGCAATGCTATCCCGTCATGCTGTTTGAGTAAGTCTTGAAGCTCATTTATAAAATCTTGCATTTTTTCTTTACCTTTTGTTGTTTATGTTGTAAATTATATTTTACATTATAACAAACTTTTTTAAAAGCAACGGAGTTATTTTATGAACAAAGAAGAATTATCAATCAGAACCGCGTCAATATTGCGCTTGCAGCTTGAGTATGACCAACTAATCATTAAAGCAGAGTTTCTGCAAACGTTGATTGTTAAAGAGCGTTTTGCGCTTGAATCAATTAACAATCCGACTATTGAGGAGCATTTGGGCGTTGATGTTGTGGCGGTGGATAATACGCCACCACAGCCGCAAACGCAAAAACGTGAACAGGTAGCAGTTGAAAGTGAAGAAACGCTAGAAGGCGTAAAAGATTGCCTGAAGCAACTGAGCATTAAAACAAACAGCCGTAAAATATCACTGGAAATATTGCGCAAGTTTAACGTCGAAAAAACGGTTGATTTAGATCCGCGTGATTATGGCAGAGTTTGCACGATGGCAGTTGAAGCGTTAAACGAAATGTTAAAGGCTAAAAAAAATGACAACTAAACACGCAAAATTAGGCGCATCATCGAGTGAACGCTGGATTAACTGCCCAGCGTCAGTTCGTATGTGTGAGAACCTGCCAAACACGTCCTCTACATTTGCTGCTGAAGGAACAGCTGCGCATGAGCTTTCCGAAAAATGCTTAATGACAGCTAAACCCGCAGCACATTATTTTGGATTAAAATTTAATGGTTTTGTCGTAACAGATGACATGGCTATGCACGTTCAAAAATACGTTGATTATGTTAACGCTGTTGGTGGCGTGTTGCTATTTGAGCAACGTGTGGACTTTAGCCGTTGGGTGCATGAAGGATTTGGAACGGCTGACGCGATTGTTATTGATGAAAGCAATAAAACCATTCATGTCATTGACTTAAAATATGGCAAAGGCGTTGCTGTGTATGCACGGCATAACACACAGGCGCAACTTTACGCGCTGGGTGCATATGATTTATTTGCTCATATCTATGATATTGAATTTATAAAAATGCACATTCACCAGCCACGCATTGATAACGTAACGAGCTGGGAAATTACAGTTGATGAATTGCTTGCGTTTGGAGATGAAGTAAAACTACGAGCTGAAGCAACGCTTGATGTTAATGCGCCATTTAATCCGACTGAAAAGGGTTGTATGTGGTGCGCAGCTAAACCCACTTGCGGAGCATTGGCACAAAAAACGTTTGAAGTTGTCACGTCTGATTTTGAAATAACAAATGAACCGCAAGTAATTGCGGTTGAGAGTTTAACGCCTGAGCAGATTGCGCAAATACTCCCTAATTTACCATTGATTGAATCATGGATTAAGAGCGTAAAAGAACACGCTTATGATTTGGCTAATGCAGATCAGCTCAAAGGCTATAAACTGGTAGCTGGCAGAAACTCACGCAAGTGGAACGCTGACGATGATGCAATTAAAAGCGCATTAACTGCTATGAATATCAACCCAATTAAAAGCGAATTAATTAGTGTTGCGCAGGCTGAAAAACTAATCAGCAAAGAAGATAAGCCAATGTTTTCAAACCTTTACGCAACACTATCAGGAAGTCCAACACTTGCAACTATTGACGATAAACGCCCAGCATTAAAAAATGTGCTTGACGATTTTGATTGATGTAAATTATAATTTACACGCCTTAACAGTAAGGCAATAAATTTTTAAATTTCTAAATTCATAAAAGGAAAAATATCATGGCTGCAATTATGTTAAAAAACGTTCGTCTTTCTTTTGCTTCACTCTTTGAACACGAAGAATACAACCAAGAAAGCACTGGCAAATATGCCGCAACGTTTCTCCTCGATAAATCTCAACACGCTGACACCATCAAATTGATTGAAAAAACAATTGCTGATTTTGCCGTTGAAAAGTTTGGCGCAGGTAAAGTGCCTAAACTTTACAAACAGCCGTTAATGGACGGTGATATGCAAGATTATAACGGTTATGCAGGTTGCATGAGCATTAAAGGGTCAACTAAAAAACGCCCCATTGTCATTGACCAACAAAAGGTCACACTCACAAAAGAAGATGAACGCATTTTTAGCGGTGATTATGTCAATGCTAAAATTGACTTTTGGTTTCAAGATAACTCATATGGCAAACGCATTAATTGTAATTTGATCGCAGTGCAGTTATTTAAACAAGGTGAACGGTTTGGCGGTGGTGATGCGTCAGTCGATGACTTTGATTCTTATGATGAAAATGACGATGATTTTTAATTGATGTTTATTTGATGGTTATTTGATTTTAACCAGCTGTCAAGTAATCCTTGATAGTTGGTTTTTTAGTTTTAAAGGATTGATATGTTAGAAAAAGAAATTGAACAATACTTGTGCAAACAAGTAAAAGAGATCGGTGGCTTGTGTGAAAAGTTTACGTCACCGGCTAATCGTAGTGTGCCTGATAGATTAGTCACACTACCGCATGGGTTGATGTTGCTTGTTGAATTAAAAGCCAATGGCGAATCACCAACAAAAGCTCAACTACATGACCACGCAACAAGATTTAAATTAGGTGTGCAGGTAAATGTTTTATCATCTAAAGATGAAGTAGATAAATTTATTTTTGATTGTAAGGAGTTTATTGACCATGAAAATTGATGAAAGTTTTAAAAATTATTTTTACGACACTAATCTTTTCCCTGTTTTTCTTTTTGATGACTTTGTTCAATTTTTAGATCAAAAAGGAATTGAGCATCGAGAAGGCAAAGGAGCAACCCAAGTGCTGCAAGTTAAAGTTAATGATGAAGATGGATTTAAAGTTATTTTTAGATCAAAACATGATTTAGAAAATTACACGTTTAACAAAGCACTAAACCCGATTTTCAATTTATTTTTTAATCAATAATATGAAAACGTTAACGCGCTCACAAATGCACGCATATCAAGTCACAAGCGTTGATAAAATAAAATTAACGCCTAAGTGTGCATTATTTCAACAATGCGGCTTAGGTAAGACTGTAAGCGCGTTAACGGCTATTGCTGACATAAACCCGCAACGGGTTTTAATTGTTGCGCCTTTGCGTGTTGCCAAAACGGTTTGGCACAATGAAGCGCAAAAATGGGCGCATCTCCAGCATCTCACGTTTAGCATTTGCGTTGGTACACCAGCGAAACGGTTAATTGCGTTGCAAAGTGATGCACAAATTCACGTTATCAATATCGATTGTTTGTCTTGGCTTGTTAAAGATAGTGCAATAAAGCCTAAATACGACATGGTGATATTTGACGAATTTAGCCTTTTAAAAAGCCATTCAAGCCAACGTTTTAAAGCCGCTAAAGCATTATGCAAAAACATTGAGCGCGTGGTTGGGTTGACAGGCTCACCCGCTGCAAACTCGGTTCATGATTTATGGTCGCAACTTTTTTTGCTTGATGGTGGTGCGCGTCTATTTAAGACCGTTAGCGCGTTTAGATTGCAATGGTTTGACGTTGGCTATAATCAGTACACGTTTAAGCCTAAACCATCCGCCATGAGCGAAATAACAGCCAAAATTGATGATATATGTTTATCAATGAAAGCCGCTGATTATTTAGATATGCCGCCCGTTGTTCACAATGAAGTAATGGTTGATATGTCGCCAGCAGCTCACGCAACGTATAAAGAGATCCGCAAAGAGTTGATTGTTGAAGTTGGCAAAGAGACGATTGCTGTTGCTAACGCGGCTGTTCTTGTTGGCAAGTGCATTCAGATCGCAAACGGCTTTCTTTATGATGAAAACAAAAACGCGCTACATCTACATGATGCAAAAATTGATGCTCTTGAATCAATCATAAGTGAAACCAACGCGCCTATTCTTTTGTTTTACACATTTAAATCTGATTTAGAAAAGATAAAATCACGTTTTAATTATGTGCAAACGCTTCAGGACAATTCAGAGCAAAAAGTAAAAGACTGGAACGCGGGAACAATCCCATTGCTTGCATGTCATCCTGCCAGTGCTGGGCATGGTTTAAACCTGCAGCAGGGCGGCAATGTGGTTGTGTGGTACGGGTTAACGCATTCTCTTGAGCTGTTTGAGCAAGCTAACGCGAGAATTCACAGGCAGGGACAAACAAAAACGGTGTTTATTCACTACATTTTAGCCGATAAAACAATAGATTCGGCAGTGCTTGCCGCGTTAAAAAATAAAGAAAAGGTACAAGATGCCGTTTTTAACTCATTGAAATAATTTAACTTTTACTTTTTATTTATTTATTTTGTAAATTATAATTTACAAGATTAAAAAGAACATTTAATATATAACCACGCTTTCAAGAAGGCGAAACAATAATAAAATAATTTACAGAGTAAAGATCATGAAATTAATTATTAAAGAAGTGAAGAAAGAAAAGTTTGAAAATGCTGATGTATTCAGCGGAGCGTTTCAGTCAAAAGGAGTCACAATTGAAGCAGTTGTGACAGACTGCCCAGACAGAGCTTGGCTGGAAGTTGGGTTCAATGACTTGACTGTTATTGATGGCAAAGAAATTTCTTTGTTTTTCAAAGATGACGCGCAAGACACACTTGCTGCGTTATGGCGTGTGCAACAACAGGTTGCAACTGATTTACCGCTGGTGAAAAAAGTTGTATCCAGCAAATTTATTGCTGAAGATATGCACGGCAGAGATGTCATGTGCGATACGCTTGAAGAAGCGTTGGACGCACATAAGAGATTTGGCAATCCACGCCAAATCGATGACGTGCAATTTATTTCTGGAGAAATCTAATGGAAATCAAAATTTACTTCAGCATCATCAGCCATGACGGTGTAGAGATTGGCATTGCGGCTACAGCAACATTGTCAGGCAAATACATTCCTGCTGATTTTCACCACGACATTGAAGATGATCGTGAGTGTTTAGTTGACGACATTTCATTTACCGATGAAGAAGGTGAAGAAATGATTGGTTCAGAAAAGTTAAAAGAAATTGTTTATGAACACATTGACGATAATTTTGTTCAAATATTCAATGATGCAGCAGCAGATACAGAAGAATTTGATATTTACATATCAGATTTTAAATCAGACTTAAATTATTTAGAATTAATTTAAAATTTACTCCTACCTCTGCCGCTAAGACGAGTGGCTTTTTTTGAGATACAAAAATGAAAACTATTTACGATTTTTTACTAATGCTAGACCAAACTGGTTTTGCTTACGTTATTTTTATTTTAACCGCTGTTTATTTTTGGACAAAAAGCAATAAAGCAACAACTGAGCTTTACACAATTAAACGCGAATTATTAAAATTAAAGGCGGTTTTATGAGCGCAACACTAGCATTAACACTTAGTTTTTTAACAGTCGATACCACAATCGACAAAAAAGGCCATACAACGCAAGTTGAACGCATTGCCTATACTACAACGGCAATACCTTATGACACGCGCCAAGCATGCGCTAACGCCAAAGAAGAATGGCAGTTTGCTGTTGGTGCTTACCAGATGTCAAAACGCCCAGCACGGGTGATTATGGCGGTCTGCAATGACAGCGCAACGGGAGTAGTAGAATGAAAAACGATTTAATTTGGGTAGCTATTTGTTCATTCTTAATAGGTGCATTGCTTTGCTTTATTACAATAGCAGCAACACACAGACATCATTATGAAATCATTAAAACAAATATTGGCGAGTTTGTTTTAAGAGACGGTAAGATTTTCACCGTTTATGAGATGCAACGCAATGTTGCTGGGGATATGGTGGCGAGATGAAACAAATCCCATTAAAAGAACACCTAGAAAACCGTCTGCGTGAACTCAAAGAAGAACGCAGACAATTAAAAAATCAAAAAATGCGTAGTATCAAAGAAACGCAAAATATTTTTCACATTTTAGAGGAGTTAAATAAAAATGGCTGAATTAATTTTTTGGACTGGCATTTTTGTTTTAATAGTTTGTTTTATGGTGGAGTACGCGCGTGGAGATTGACGACATTGCAGCATTAATATTCTATGTATTAGCACTGATAATAGCGGGGATATGGCTATGGCATTGATTAAACCAGTTGAGAAGGTAACACCAACGCCAAGCGCAACAAACTGCCAGCACAAAACATGGCGGCAATATGTAAGCAGAGGAATTAGGGAGTGTGATCGTTGTCATGAAATACGCCCTATTTTTGATTTAAAAATTGAACATCAAAGGTAATAGCATGGTGCAACCAATAAAAAAAGATTTAAAAGTTTCGCTTAAAGAGTTGGAAAGTATAAAAGAAAATATTATTTATTGTGGCGGCACAGGCACGTTTTACAGAAAAAGAACACCTGACAAGCCATTGGCTTTTAACTATGCAAATCGTCACGCTACTATTGCTATTAAAAAAGAAGGTGGCAAAAAATACTTTACCGCATGGCGCATGGCTGTTTATTTTTCACACGGTTATTATCCAAGTTTTGAGGATGCTGTTATTTTTAAAGATGGTGATAATTATAATTTTAGAATTAATAACATTGTTGTTTGCCATCCAAACGAAGATGAACAAACCGTTTTAGACTTTGCTACTGAGCATGGTTTATCGCCACAAACGGTTAATTATCGCATGAGAAATGCAATACGATTTGAGCGCATTGTAAAAAACTGGAGAGTGTTTTTTTATGATAAAAAAGAGTTTACGAAATACTGCGGTGACATGATTGGTAGAAGGTTGGTTGTTGATGATGAAGGAATCGAGCACATACAAATTAAGCGCATTAACTTATCAGAAAGCCAGCGCGGAAATAAAACCGCACGGGAATTTTTAAAAACGTGGATTGGCGACATGCCGACAAGATGGGAGATGACATTATGCAGATAAAAAAAGTAAGACCAAACGCAATCATTCCGCAATTACAAACCGAAGGCGCAGCCGCTATTGATTTATGCGCTTGTATTGAAGAAACCATGCTTTTAACACCAGAAACGCCTGTTTTAATTCATACAGGCATTGCAATACATATTGCTGACAAGTCTGTTGTTGGTTTGATTGTACCACGCAGTGGGCTGGGTTTTAATTATGGCGTTGGTTTGATGAACACGGTTGGCGTAATTGACAGTGATTATCAAGGCGAAATTATGGTTAAGTTGCGCATGACACACGGTGATAGTTATCGAATCCAACCTAACGAACGGATTGCTCAAATGTTTTTTGTGCCTGTATTGCGTCCGATATTTGAAGAAGTTGAAGAATTTAGCGCAGTGACTGAGCGTGGTGTTGGTGGTTTTGGGAGTACAGGGAAATGATTGCAACAACAGCTTATATTTTAATTATCGCTGTAACAACTCACGGTGAGCTTACACAATCAACAATCGAATTTGCAGACAAGGCTTCGTGTGAAAGCGCGGCAGTTAGACAGGATTTTGCGTTTAAAAATTTGCAGTTTGCAGGTAGATGGAATTTAACCTGTCATCCTTACGCACTTAATGAGATTAAAAAATGATTCAGCAAATACTTCAGCGCGGAAACCGTCAAGGCATGACAATGCGCGAAATAACCGAGCTAACAGATTTAAAGCAACATCAAGTGGAATTTAAGGTTCAAAAGTTAATCAAAGACGGTATTGTGCATAAGTCTGTTGATAGAATAGACAATGCGTATTTGTACACGTTGACAAGCTATGAAGAATTGACGCCACCTGTTGAATGTTCGCCCGTTAGATTAGATAATGTCATTAAACACTTGAACAAGCAAAAAGAAACCGTAAACTCACCAGCGCACTATAATAGCGGCAATGTTGAATGTATTGACGCAATCGAATCAATGCTAACCAAAGACGAATTTATCGGATTTTTGCGCGGGAACATATTAAAATATCAGTGGCGTTATAAGCAAAAAAACGGTGCTGAGGATTTAAAAAAGGCGCAGTGGTATTTTGATAAGTTAAAAGAAAAAGAGGGCGTGTAATGTATGAATTTAAAAGTGGTAAACCATCAGGCGGCTTGCGTTATCAAGCCATGCGCGATTATTTGATAAAATTAAAATGGTTTGCAGATAATCCCATGCAACCCGTGTTTATAAGTGAACGCAGTGCATGAAACCACGTTTAAAAAAACTAGGCAATTTATGGTTATGCTATACACAAACAACCATAGTTTGCACTGGTTCAACACCTGAGCAAGCCTATCAAAAATGGATAAGTAAAAATGTTAAAAAATAACACTAAACCAATAGCTAAAATAACACAAAACGGATTTATTAAATTTTTTGATTCTAATGGATTGCCAAATATTCGGCATGATAAATCTTTTTATTGTGCTAAAGACTATGAAAAATTAAAAAATGATGGTTATCACGTTATCTTTTTATAAAAACAAAGCCGCTGGATAAGCGGCTTTTTTATTATGGAGTTAAAAATAATTCTGCTTCAGCATTTCGTCTTCGAGTTAATCCAGCAAGCGGTTTACCACCTGCTTTATCCCAACGCAAAAACTGTTTTGCTATTTCTGCCTTGTCGTCACCGGCTTTTAGCATTTTAACGAGTGTTGATTTAAAAAAGTTACCTGCGCCAATGTTGTAACATAAGCAAACAAGTGCATCATATTCATTTTGTGTTAATTCAACACCTGTTGCATTGACGGCTTTTTCGTATTGCCCAATTGTTGCAGCCAGTAACGCCATTGCCGCGCCTTCATTTGGTAGCGTTCTATTTTTAGTGACTGGTGTACCATCACCATAATGTGTTGAGCCAATACCAATAGTCCATACACCCGCAGGGCATTGATACGCTTTGAGCTTGCAACCTTCAAATTCTTTAATTAATTTTAAACCGCGTTCGCCTGTTTTCATTTTCTCGATCTCATAGAAAGTACCGTAATTAATTTTTGTGTAAGCCGTATCATGTCGTTATCGAGCAGGCGTATTTGGTCGATTAATTCAATCAGCGCGTCTGTTGTTTCAGTAAGTATTGGCTTAACAATTGTCGTTACCCATATCCAAACAAAATAGACGATATACCCCATGCTACTTGATGCAATAATAGGGAATCCATACTGGTTGATATATTTAGCTAATGCGTCAACATCCATTAATCAATTCTCTTTTCTTGGGGATTATTAAAACGTGCCACTTTTTCTTTCTCAATTGGCATATCAAGTGTTTCTGTCATGAGTACGTCTATTTTTACAATATCCTCTGACATAGCAGTGACACGTTTATCAAGTTGCTTGATGATACCGATAAGGCTTTTAATCTTTTCAAGTACGCTATCAAGCAGGAATTTAATGGTCAAAAATACAAAGTACATTCCCACGCAAGCAGCGGCAATGGGGAAACCTACATCCGTTGCGAACTGTAGGAATTCCATTATTTACTTGTCCACCAAGCAATAAACGAAAACAATGCGCCAATGGTGAAGACAATGCCGCCAATAAATCCTTTATAGCGTGTTTGCTCGTTCTTCATTTCTTCAAGAGTTGCAATTATGGCGTCGAGTTTCTTACCGCGATCTTCAAATATTTCTTCAAGGTTTTCAATTCGTTGCTCTACTTTAGCAAGGCGGCAGGCTTCGTCAGGCATTTTATTCTCACTTATCTATTTTATTTACTTTATCCCAGTACCCTTCATTTCTAGCACTGGCTGATTCTGGGTCATGTTGCTCACCGTAAATATCTTCAATTGGCTCACCGTCCATATTGCGTAGCGCGTAAACACAGTAATAAACCGTGCCATCTTCAACTGCTGTAATTTTGTGTTGATGTTCTTTGCGAATAACAATAAATGTTGGTGCTGTGAATTCTTTAGGCTCATGTCCTTCAATCTCAACTGACACTTTGCCCGATACAAGTAGTGTCACATGGTCAAACTTATGCTCATGCCCACCGTGTGTTTCGCCAGCTAATTCTAAAACATTTTGCTTTACCCAAATATTACCAAAGTAACCTAGTTCAGCAGTTTTCATGGTAACTGCACCACTGGTGTAAATTCTTTCCAAGTTACAGTTGGTTCGTCCCAGTAGTAGCGTTTGTCATCTTGCGGATAAGGTACAGGCGATTGCCATGACATAGTATCAATATCACCAACCCATGAAGGGTATGGCTTTCTAGCTTGATGCTCTGCCTGTTTATCCGCATCAAATTCAACTTGTGTTAGCACTTTTAAAACACCTACTAGTGTTGTATCCGCATCATCATCACACGTTCCATACAGCAGTGGTGCTGTGCTAAGTGAACCATCGGCATTTGAAGAAATAGGGAAGTCAGATTCGTTTTGAAAGATAAACTGAAATCCCTTTACATTTGGGAGTGCTGGGCCTGTTCGCATTGGTTCTTCTGTACAAAGAATACCTGTGTCTGCGTCAATGTTTGTTATTTGTATGTACATGATTTTATCCTGTTTTAAATAGGTATTCTGCGGACGGCTCTGGCGTAGAGACTATCGCTCTTAACGAAGTAGCTCTGAGCCCCATCGGAGAAGCGCTGTTTCCATGCGAAGTAAGCATTGAAATCAGTAGAAGACCAATAGAAGACATCGGCAAACGCATTTGTTTCCCCAGTTCTAAAGCCAATACCCGCGCTTGTTTGAGCTGGTGAACCACTTGTGTAGTTTGTGCTAATAGGCTCTGGTGATACGGCATTAGCATTTGAACCCGATGAAGTATTGTTAGCGTCAGTAGTCGGTTTTAAGAAATAATATAATACTTCTAATTCGTTTTTAGCTGGAAGATACCAATCGCTATAATCGCCTATCGTTAAATCTTCGCAAAACTTAGCAGCTTCATAGGCTGCACCGAGTGCTGCTTCTCCAGTAGTATTTGCAGGACCATCGATAACTGACGTAAACCCTGTCACCACACCATACGTTCCCCATGTTTTTCCTGTCGCTTCACCCGATGCTTTAGGTGCAACAATTAAATAATGTGTAGCGGTACCGCCACCACCTACTGCAATTTGCCCTGCATAAAAACCACCACCATAGGCTTGACCTATAGTAGTAGGTGGTGCTACATAAGTTGGCCATACGCCTTGCTGTTTATATTGAGCTTGCTCACTCAAAGTCCACATACCTTTAGCAGAAGAAGTTGTAACAGTGGGAGGTGTTGCGGAAATAATCCCACCTGCATATCGCATTGACATAAAATACTCCTAAGAAGTAATGGCTTCGTAACTAGCTACCATTTCAATAGCGTTCGTTGTACCCGATGTCACGACAACAGACTGCGCTTCACCAACATAAAATGCAGTGGTTTTATCAGTGATAATGAGTGATGCGTTAGCAGGTACAGTAATTTGGTAAGCTAGGCGATAAGCCGTACCGCCACCAGAAACTGCGCTATTAACAGAAACCGTAATAACTGCCGCTGTACCTGTGACGTTTGCTGCCACGATGTTATCAATTTTATTCACTGTACCCGCAGAAGGCGTTAATGCTGTCCACGTTGTTGCAGTAGTAGTTGTTGGTATTAAATAAGAAGTATTGCCGTAAATCGATGTTACGTTAACTATATTTGGGTTTGCCATTTTATATATTCCTTAAAATCCGAAAATCATTGCCATTGCGATTGACTTGCCTGTTGATACTGTACCCGTAAAAGATTGCCCAGCCGCAAACGTAATTGCACCCGTCATCGTACCACCGGACAATGCTAAATATCCACTTGATGGAATATAAGCCGCTATCCATGCACTACCGCTATAAACGCGCATTTCACTACTTGTTGTATTCCAATAGAGCGCACCAGTAAGCAAAGCATTTCCGTCGTTATCTACCGTTGGATTACTTGATTTTGCACCGAGATACCGATCATCAAATGAATCATAAGCAGCCGCTGCCGCTGTTGCACTTGAACCTGCGGCTGTTTGACTTGCCGCTGCTTCACCTGCTTTTGTTACAACATAATTTGCAATTGAAACTTGATTGGTAAAACATGGCACAAACCTTGTGCGCCACCCGCCATCCCTTAAACCTGTTGTTGCATTATCATCATCAGTAACAGTTGAACCGTCACCACCGATTGCTGTGCTAAATGTTACACTGCCCGTCATAATAATTCCTTGATTTCGTATGTTGTTTGGTATCGTGTGTTGTATGGCTGTGAAATAGGCGATAATGATCTCAACCTGCCTAAAAACGAACGCCTTTGCAGATTAAGCGCGTCTGCACTGTCCCAAATATAAAGCACTTCTAAATCTGTGCCTGATATTTTCATAATATCATTATTTAAAATTGATTCAGCATAAGTTAAATGGTCAAGCGTAAATTGTGCAATTCTAAAACTATCACGCCTATCAAAAAATTCTGCACCACTCATGGCTGTATCGACAACCGTTGCTGATTCATAACCAATTGACGCGCCTAAATTCATATTTAAAACAGGTTGATAAGTTGACCCCATAAAAATACGACCTAATTCAACATAACCATCAGAATTACTGCTGTCAAAAAATTCAATTTGATAATATTGCGCTGATACAATTGATGGAATAACGTAAATTAAATTTTTTGTGTAATACGCAATTTCTTCATCCGTTGGCGTTAAATCCCAAAAATGCACATCTTCCCATTCATAACTGCCATAAGGCGAGCTAGGCCATACGTCAAGTGTGCCAGAATCATAAACTAATGTAGCATAACCGCTATCTGAATAAACGCGGTAACGCCATGTTGCATTAACAGATAAATTATGTGCAATAATTCCAAGCGTTGAAACAATGCGCTCAATGTCTGTTGAAAAACGCAATTTAGTTGATGCGTTTGCATCGTCTGTTGAACGCGCTTTTTTTGATAATTGACGTGTTTTAATATTATTTAATGGCAATGAAGTTGACCACGAACCATACGCTGCAAACGTAACTGCATCAATCCTGTTTTGATAACCAATAATTGTATTTGCCATGCTATCCCCAGAGCGTTAGCGTTGCGCGGTTTTTTGAATAATCTGATTCAATACCAATAATTTTAAATAGTTTACCAGAATTTAAGCCAAAACGATTCATTGTTATGTTTACAATATTATTTAAATCAGGCAACGTGCTTGTTAAATCAAGTGCAATGGTTACTGTGTACAAATCGCGACTTGTTTTGTACAAATTAAGCAATCTGGTTGCTTCAGTTTGAGCTGCTGTAGCATCAACCAGTAAAGATTCTTTTTCAATTGTAGGCGCAAGTGTATATTGTGTTTTTATTGCTGTATCTTCTGCTGATTTTGTTAATGCAGGTAAAGATAAAACACTTCTACGCGCTGCGGTAACTGCACCAGCTAGGTCAAAATCCTGAATGCTATAATTTTTTTGATACGTTAAATTAACACGCCACGCTGGAATGCCTTTGTCTGTGTCATTGGTTCGCCCATGCTCAATGCTTAAAATGTTATTTATATCAATTTCAAGTGTTGCGCTACCTGTTGGCGCAGTAAATAAACCCATGCGCAATACGCCAAGCGCATCAAATCCAAAGTATGCACCAATCGATTGAGCCACTTTATCCATTGCCACCATCGCTGAATCTGCGCCATCAATCCAAATTCCAATAACACTATTATTTGCCGTGTCTAATGCGGTAACATCACTTGCGTTAATATCACCCGATGCAATGCCTGCTTTTAACGCCATTGCCTTTAAAACTTGCGCCACTGTGCGATTAGATGATGCTGCGCCTTGTGTTGCGTCACATGTTAATAATCCCGTTGGCACAGCACCTAAGCGAATATAACCAAGTGCTAAACAAGTAATGAATGTGCCGCTTGCCGGTGACGCTGCATGTAGTGTTGTCACGTTTGCATAATCTGCACCGGCTGTTAACGCAATGCCTTTGTCGTAAACATTGCCAACAGATTGTATTGCACCATCATTAATTTGATATGTGAGTTTTGAGCTATTTACCATGATAGGCGCAATATTAAACACTTGACCATATAGCAATGGCTTAGGTGATTTTGCAATATCAGCAACGCCTTCCACGCCATCAGGCAGTGCATTATTGCCAGCATAAAGCGTAGTTTGCAAAGGCATATCAACAATGGCTAATTTATCCCGTGCTAATATAGTTACTTTTGAAAACGTAAACTCTACCTGCTCCATTGTGCCATTTAAAATAGTTGTAAATGCAGAATAAGCGTCGCCTTCATTTCCGATTTTAATAACAAGTGAACGTCCATCAAACGAATAATTGAGAATTGAATCTAATCCACCGTCAACATTAGATAATTCAACCGCGCCATAATTTACACGGCTTGCACCGCTTGTTGTTCCGTTGCTGTAAAGTGATCGGCTAATTGATGCAGGATTGGTTATTCTATCATCATAAAATGTATTAGCAGGCGTATCAGTGGGTTTTGTCGTGTAAGGCTTTGACGCATAACGCAGCACGGTTGTCGTGCCTGCTGCATCAATTGCCGCTGTAATTTCTACAATGTAAATCATGCTGCCGCCTCAAGTTTTGCTTTGCGTGAAATAGTGCTAAGTTCTTCTTTCATGCCTTGCATCTCATTTATCAATGCAACGTTTGCATTAGATTGTAAATTAACCAATGCTTTCAATTCAATAATTTGCTCTTTTAATAACACGCTTTGATCGTCAATGGCATTTCCAATTGAATCAAATAAACCATTTGTTTGTTGGTGGCTTGTAACGTTTGCAGGTGAGGTGAAATTAATAAGCTCCGCTCCTTGTTCGCCTACAAGTGATAAACCACTTGCCATGCCGCCATTGGCGTAAGTACCAATATAATTTCCAAATAAATCATATTTTGCAGATTTAGTTGATGCAATTTGATTTGATTGAGCCGTATTTTGAGAAATAACATTTAATCCACTAATTGCCGCCATATCTGACAAAGTTAATTCAATTGATTTTTGCGTTGATAGTGTTGCTTGTGCTGCTTTGTACGATTGTTCGGCCGCTGCTTGTGCTGATTGTGTTGTTTCAATTGCAGTTAACGTTGCTACAACAGTTTGAGATGTTTGTGTGTTTGAATTATTTAATACAGTTAATTTTGAAATATCATCTAAATCTGATTTTGTTAATGTAATTATATTTTGTTTATTTTTTGATTCTTGTGCCGCAATATAATTTGCTTCAGCTGCTGCTTGTGCTGCTTGCGTTGCATTAATAGCATCTTGTTTTGCTTTTTCAGATGCTAATTTATCTGCGGCTGCTTTATCTGCTGCTGCTTTAGCAATTGCTGCATCTTGTATTTCTTTTTCACGCAAAATTCTTTGTGCTTCATTTGCTGCTATAGCGGCCGTATTATCAGCAGCAATCTGGTTCAATTCCGTTTGCTTGTTTTGAATTTCAGTTTTAATTGTATTATCTACAGCGGTTACTTTTGCAACTTGCAGCGTGTAATTAGCCATTGCATTAGAAAAGTTATTAACCGCTGTTGATAATAATGCAATGCTACTATCAACATCCGTTGTTTTTGCTTTTACGCCAAGCAAATTCACGTTTGCTTTTTCAGCTTCAGCCAATTGTTTATTCATTATTTCAATTTGTCTATCTGCCGCGCTCATGCCTTTTTCTAACGCTTTTAAAACAGATACATAATCAGTTTGATAAGCGTTGCCAGTAGCGTTGTATTTTAAAGATGCTTCTAAAAACGCTTTTGAAACTTCAGGCAATGATGCTAATGCACTTTCTGTTCCTTTTGCTGCCTCTGCTGCTGTGTCTTGAAATGATTTTTTAGCTGCATTATAAATTTCTTGTGGTGTTGCTTGTGGCTTGCCAACGCTCATTAGCTGATCGTAATACGTTTTTAAACCTTGACCTAATGTCACAAATTTATCGCGCATTGCGGTTAAGTTTTTGTAGGCTGTTTCAAGCGCAGTGGTTGTGCTTGTTAATTCCGCGCCAGCGTCAGATAACTGATTTAATGCTGTTGTGTATTTGCGCGTTAAATCATCCATGCCTTGCATAGATTTTTCACGCTCTAAACGCAACGCTTCTTCTTTTGCCACTGGATTTTGTTCGCCTAACTTTTTATAAATGGCAATGCGATAATCTTCATAGGTTGATATGGTTGCTTTTATGGCGTCTGTGCGTTCTTTTACAATAGCCGCATAATCTTCTGCTGCGCTTGCAAAGTCGCTTGCCATGCCTAATGCTGTGGCATAAATAGCTCTGCCTGTATCGCTTGTGTCATTTTTTAAAACATCTAGTAATTTTCTATATGATGTTTTTGATTCTTCAGCATTTGAAGTCATGACTGGCAGCACTAAGCCAAGCTGCGTAAACTTATCAGTCAATATGCCAGTTTTATACGCTGATTGTTCTGTTTTAGTTAAATAATTATCAATATAGTCTGTTAACGTGTTGTCGAATTTAGAAACGCCACCAGCTACGTTAATTAAATCTTGCGATAAAGTTAAACCTGACGCGCCAATAGCCGCTAATCCTGTTTTGATGCTGTTTAATCCGTTAAACGCTTCAATAATATCGTCCGCTGTGCCGGGCAATTTTCCAATAATATCGTTAACGTCTGTAAATGCTGATGCTAGTTGAAGTGATTGCGTAACCATTTCACGCTCAATATCGCCTTGTTTATTGATAATATCAGTATATTCAATAGCATTAATACCTAATACTTTTAATTTTGTTTGCGCTGTGCTGATTGCTACGGATACACGATTTAATGTTTGATAATACCCTTCGCCAATTTGTTGAAAATCTGCATAAGAATAATTAGCAATAATAGCCATTAAATCAGCTTGTTTTGATAATGCACCATTGATAATTTCAGTGTTAGCTGCTGCATCTTTTCCAAGCGGCATTTTTCCTAAATCAACCTCAAACGATTTTAATTTTTCTAATGCTACTTCGCCAAATTTACCAGCTAATGAAACAACATTTTCTTGTATTTTTCCAAGTGAGTAAGCAATTGACGCACTTATTTCATCATTTAATGGCGACCATTTTGTTGATATATATTGTTTTGTTGACGCGCCAATTCCTAAAAAACCGCTTGATGTTTTAGTAACAAGTGTTTGTAAATAATTACGCCCCGCAATAATTCCACTTTCAACAATGTTGCCTAATGTATCTTTTACAAACTTAATGCCACTACCAGCAAATTCTTTTGTAGTTGTGGTTGTCATAAAGAAACCACTTGTTGACGTACCTAAGCCAAGTGATGAAGTATCAATGCCATAATTTTTTGCAATTGAATTTGCAACGCCTTTCATTGAATAAGATAAAACCTCAAGACTTCTAGCCATGCCTTTTGTGTAATCTAAATCCGCACTAGAATTTGAACTAATTGTATCAAGCGCATCAAGAATTGAATTAGACATTTCATCACTACCAAGAACAGTACCTCCCATTGACGATTTATATTTATCTGTTTCTTTTGTAATGTAATCTGCACCTGTCATTGGTGATGCTTCACCGCCACCTCCACCGCCACCTGACATTGCGCCAATGGCAACCATAAACGCAAGCATCATTCCACCACGAATTAAACCTGTATATGGATCTCCTTGCGAAGCATCGGCAACAGCTTTAGTTGCTGATACTCCAGCTCCAGCAGTATCTGCCGCAATACCAACTGTTGATGAAGTTACTTTTGCAGTTGTTTTTGCGGTTTCGCCAAATAAATACATGGCAACAGTTTTTCCCATGTCTGCAATTTGTTTTGACATTGACATAGCAGATTGAACCATCTCAAACGCTCTAAATACTTTAGTTGCTGCTCCTAATACTTGATAGCCAGTTGTCCCTTTTTTAAAGAAACCTTGAGCCGCTGCCGCCATATCACCGTATGACTTAACCTGTAATTGTGATTGTTTTTGACTTGCTGTTGCAATGGCTTTATCGGCTTTGGCTTGATCGCCTTTACCGTCATTTAACTTTTGAATCTCAAATAATTGATTTTGTAATCCATCCGTAATGGCCGCTTGTGATTTTTCATAAGATGCAAGCGCAACACCTAAGCCACCCACTGCACCACCAACACTTCCAAACGCATCAGCAAGCCCTGTTGCGGCTTCTTTTGCTGATTCAAGGTTAGCTGTCAATATATCCATTTGTGCGCTTGCTGCTGTGTTAGCGGCTGTCTGAGCATCGCTAATGGCTTTAATTGATGCTAACTTATCATCATTGTATTTTTGTTCAGCGTCAGACTTTGCTTTGATGTCAGATTGTGTTGATGTTTCTGCTAATACTGCTTTATCTGTTTGCAATCCTGCAATTTCAGTTTTTAAGCGTAATTGTTCAGCCAGCGTTAAATTGTATTTTCCCGCGTTATCTAATTCTGCCTGAGCCGCTGCAATTTTAGCGTCAATGGTTTCCGCGCTTTGATTAGTTAATGAATCGCGGATTTCTTTTTCTTTAGCCAATAATAAATTGGTTGCAGATTGTGATTGATTTAATATGCGTGATTTTTCTTCGTAAGTTTTTGCTGATTCATACTCAATAGCTGCTTTATCTTGAATAGACACGCGCTCTGCTTCAAATGCCGCAATCTTGGTTTGTTGTTGTGCCGCAAATAGTTTGCCTGCGTTTTCTGCTGTGGCTACTTGCATATTGATTTGCTCGTTATAATCTTTTTCCGCAAGTGCTAATTCTTTTGTTGCTTGTGCTTGTGCGCGTTTAGCTTCGGCTGCTGCTTTTGCTGCTGCTTTTTTATCTGGTTCATCAATTTTGCTAACTGGTGCGGCTTTGGTTATATCTACCATTACCTTTTTTTCATCTTCTAATTCTTTTCTTAAGCGTTTTTGTTCTTCAATATTTTTTGCTAATTTTGATTGTTTACCACTTGCATCAAAACCAGATAAATCATCAATTAAACTTCCAATTACACCATTTTGATTATGTGCGTTAATTGATGCTTGCAATCTGTTTTGTTCTTGTTGAAGTTCCGCTAATTTACCAATTGAAGTAGTTGCGCCATTTAACCAAACATCAAATTTACCTAATGCGCTTGTTGCGCTTGTAATCCATCGTGAAATAGCACCGCCACTTTTATCATTTAAAATATGGTCAATAAAGTTATCCCAAGCATCAGCAAGAGAACTCAACGTGCCTTTCATTGTTTGCCCTTGACGTTCCATGCCACCAGCAAAATCAGTATCGCCTAATTTTTGTAAATATCCAGTAATTGCTGTTGAGCTATCTTTAACTTTTGTTTCAACGCCTTTAAAAGTAAATTTAATATCATCGCCTTGTTTGCTTGCTTTAATACCAAATTCTTTTAATCTTTCAAATTCACCTGTTGCAGCGTCAGCAACAGCTTCAACCATTTGTTTTAATGATTTCCCCATTGCGCTTGCTGTATTGCCATAAGAAGTTAATGCTTTTTCGGATGGTGATAGTCCTAACGCCTTCATTTTAATAAATGCGTCTGTTACTTCCTTAACCGAATATGGCGTTTTTGCAGCAAATTGTTGAATTCCCTCAAACGCGATTTTTGCATTTTTAGCACTACCTGTAACCGTTTCTAAACTGGTTCGCAGTGATTCAAACTCCATGTTAACTCTTAAAATATCTTTAGCCATTGACGCAATGCTAATACCAGCCAATGCGCTGCCTGCTATTTTTGCAACGCTACCTAGACTACTCAACGCGCGTTCACTGCGTCCAGTGGCTTGTTCCATTGCCGTTAAATTGCGCGTGGCTGTTACTGCACTGGTTGAATCAACTGCGACTTGAATAGAATAAGTATCGGTGGTCATTTTGTTTTGCTCCGTTTTGCAATTTGCTCTGCTTGAATATTTAAATAAGCACTATCGAGCCGCATAATAGCACTTACTTCTAATGGCGTTAATTCTATATTGGTCAATCTTGACCATGCGTCAATTTCCGAGTAACTAATAGGATTTTGACCAAACCCATTGCTTGAGCGTGTCCGGCTTAATTCACCAAACCACGTCCAGCAATAAGCATAACTTTCTGGCATGGGCAGCGATTTATAATCGTCTGGTACATCATGCCCCATTGCAATAATCGCTTGAGCTTCATCGCGTAAACTGCTGCCATTGTCGTTTGTTTTGCTGAGTTCAAATTCTCGTGTGCCAAACTCGACAATGTCATTGATTAGGCTTTGATAAAGTTTCCCAAGTTATTACTTGCCTCAAATACTTGTTCACGGATTTCGCTGTTGCGCTCCATTAACTTTGTGGCGTTTTCTGGTGAATATTCAAAGTTAGTAATTCCGCGCCACGCAACAACACGAATTGCTGCTGCGTCAATGCCGAATTGTTCATCGTCTTCAATGGTGCGTTCAACTTCTTTGCCACGTTTAGCCGCTAACTGATCTTGTGATTTTCTACGGTTTAATGTTTTGCGAACCCAATCTTGTACTTTTGGTGATTGTGAACCAAGCACTGTAATAAATACGCCTGTATCGCCACCGTCAGCTCTTAAATATTCAAACTCATAAGCGTTTTCTGACGCGCTAACTAAATCTAAATCATCAAATGATAAACCTGTTTTTTTGCTCATGTTCTTATGTTCCTGTTGATTTATAAAAAAATACCCACGCCCGCATGATTGCAAGCGTGGGTAATTGTAGCACTATTTTTAAGCGAGTGAATCTTGAACCATGATTGTTGTCGCCAAATTAGCCACCGCACTACCACCCGCTGTATTTTTAAGCGCAGTAAATGGGAATGTGCGAGTTAAACCAGACGCGCCATCAGTTACATCAGCACCGCCAATTTTAACGCGTGACATAGTAAACGATACAAAATCAGCCGTTGCAGTGCTATCTGTTGTTAATGCCACAATGATAGACACTTCGGTTTCATTGATAAAGTAATCGCGGAATGTTGCATCAGTGAAATAAGCACTAAATGTGCCTGTTGCACCTACAACGCCTTGAAATACGTCTGGGCGTGTTAATGAACCAACTACCGCGTCTGCCACTGCAATATTTCCGTTAATGTCAAAATCAATTGAAGTAACAATGGCAACTGGTGTGCCTGCAACAAGTAACAAGCCATTTACACCAGCAGTAACGCCACCTGTTGTGATCGCAGTTGGTGAAGTTAAAACTTGTGATGTGCCAGTGGTAACGTTTAAGCCGACCAATGGAAAATCAATGGTCGCCATGCCGTTTGCAGGGATTTTTACCTGTGCGTTGGTTTGCATAATGTCAGTATAAACCTCTGACTGCGCAACGTCTGAAAACCAATGTTCAACCGTGTAATAATCTTGTGTCTGTGAAGTTTCTGGCACATAAGTATATTTTCCAGGAATAGCAACAGTTACACCAGTAACTGAGGTTGCATTATCTGCAAGCGCACTACCGTTTAACGTTTTAACTGTTAATGTGGTTGCTGTTACAGCAGTTACTAACAAATTTTTATTTAAGTTAGCTGCGTTAACGCTGCCCACCGTAATACGAACAACATTGCCGATTTTAATGCCAGCCGTTAATGGGTTGCCTGTTTGGAATGTAATCACGCCAGTTGATGCAACAATAGTCACAGCCGCTGCGGTTAACGATGAAATCGCAACAAAGTCTTTACGCAATACAGATTGCAAAAAGTCTTTATATGTTCCAGCCGATAATTCACCGCTTAATGTACCCGTTGATTGTCTTGAACCATGACGGAAATCAGCAACTTGTTGATCTGGGCGAATTTCGTTTGACTGGAATGTTTCTTTGGTTAAGTTAATCGTGCTTGTAACACGTCTTAATTCTTGACCGCCACCGCCTGAAGCTGCTACGCCTAAGCCTGTTTGTTTTTTGTAAGATACGACTTTTTTAACGCCTTGTGCAATTGTCATTTTGTAACCTCTTATGGATAAATATCTGCTGAAAAGTAAATTGATACCGGAATTTTATAAAGCACCCCGTCAATCAATGCCGGTGCAATTGATGGTGTCTTGTCAATAATAACAGTTACACTGCCGTTTGTTAAACTTGTACCGCGTTTAAAATGATTAACCAGTAAATCAACGCGGGTTGCTGCTGTTTTTGCGCCTACATTAGCTGGATAACACAATAGCACCTGCATAAAACCTTTTACGCGATAATGATTGCCGCCTAATGTTGGGTTAAGCGTATCTGCAATCATTAAATTAACTTGCTGATATGCTGTGCCAACGACGGGCGTAAACGGTACGTTTTCCCACGCTGTCGCAATCGTGGGCGTTAGCGCATTGAGTTTTGTTTCTAATGCTGTGCGGATCTCAACTAGTGCCATTTAATAACCCCTCAAAACGTGCAACGTTTACTCTAACCATGCCATTGGGTGACTTTGTGCTGTGTCCATATTCTAATGGCTGAATGTATTGCACGTTATTGGTTAAATACACAACACTTCCAGCTCTGCGTGGAATAGTTCTTTGTATTTTCTCATCCGACCCGTTTGCATCTTCACCAACAAAAGGCGCACCAATTGTGCATTGCCAATTATTGCGAGCGTTTCCGCCAACATAACCTTCTGGAGCTGCCGCTGGATTTTTCCATGTGCTAGGTTCGCCAACTGGTGTATCTTTTCTAATTCCAATAAATACGCCAAGCGTTGCCATTCTTATTTGGTCATCAATGCGACCATTAACACGCGCCACAATTTGCGACATTGAACCCGTCATTTTCTCACCTGCATTTCATAAAGCGCGGGCAATTCACCCGACCAGATATGACGAACCGCCACCACTTGATAAACTTCACTATCAACGGTTACTTTGTCTGCCGGTTGTGGCGTTGGTGCACCTAATGCCGCAATCATTACCTTTCTGTCGCCCGCTTGCACTACACCGCTAATAAAATCAATTCCGTTATAGTCTTTGATAACAGCAGTATGATTAGTGGATGTTGTTGTTCCGCCCGATAACTCCCCTGTTGTTGGGTCATAAGTACCTTCAACAATAGACGTTAGCGTAATTGATTTGCCAAACTTATCAAGCAATTTATCTGCTGTGGAGCGAGCGCGAGCATCAAGTGTCATGTTCTCACCAATGATCTCGACATATCATTACCCTGTTGTTTAAAAAACACGGATAACATGGCGTCAATTTGAGCATAGCGTGTTTGCTGTGGTGAATATTTATCATATTCCACCTCGATAACGTCTACTTTTTCACGGATAACGCCTTGTGTTAAATCCTGCATTAAAATTGCTGTGTAAGATTTCAATGCTAATTCAGCACACGCATTTTTTACAGTAGTTGGCACAATGTCAAAATCCACATATTGCGGAAAAACATTTGCAGATAATGAATCAATTAATGGAACGTATAAACGCGGCCAATCAAGCGACTGGGTTGAATATCTGCGATAACCCGCATATTGCAAACGATATTGAGCCACCATATAATCTGTGGCTTTGCGCAATAATTGTTCTTTTGTTGCATCACTTGTAATTGCCGCCCATGCCGTATTGCCAATGTTTGCGTGGTAGGTTGTTGCGTCTGCTACTGATACATAGCTTTCAGCGTTTGCAAGTCCAGTACCGTCTTCAACGATTAACGCCATTTTAATCCTCCATCCATTCAATCATGCCGTAAATTCCACTGCCAGAAACAACTGCGTTATCAGCAAAAATAATTAAACCTTCATTTTTTGCCAATATAAAACCTTCACCATTATTGTCAAACTCAATAGTTGACGCATTTCCAGTAAATTTAGAAATAACTGAGCGTTCCAAAAAATAAGGCTCTTGCGTCACGCCTGTCATATCTAAACCCGCTTGATTGCGTAAGCATAACATTTTGCTAGGCTCGTTTTGATTGTCGTACTTTGTTACGGTTAACGTTGTGCCGCTTGTTGGTGTGCCTTTAATGCGAGCAAACGCATAAACTGAATTACCATGGCCGCCCGCGTCTGCGCTATCTAGCTGGATGTGCATTTTTGTTATGCGCAGTGATGTGTCATCAGTATTAACAAACGCCTGATAAACCGTCCCCGCTGTTACGGTGGTTGGTTTTGTTGCTATTTTGCAAACGTAATGCTTCATAAGTCCGCCATAAATAAAGGCGGGAGAACGCGAACAGGAACGAACGCGAACCCCCTGAAAAAATTAACCTAGCAACGTAGCAACGTGGTTTGGTTTCCATACTTTTACGCCATACAAACAACGTACTTCAAGCATGGTTTTCATATAACCTTTATAAACTGCAATTTCAAATACTAAACCGCTTGTTGGGTCTTGTACTGTCATCACGTCAACGGCAGAATCACCGCCATTAGGCATTGCAGGTGGGCGCATACCTAACTCAACGGCTGATTTGTGAAACGCAACACTTGGTGTGTAAGAATCACCAACAGTTAAAGCGTTTGCTGTAGCAATGACTTTTTGTGCGCCTGGTGCATTTAATGAAATAGTGCCAGCAGCAGTAACGCCTGTTCCAACAACATATTTGTTAACGGTATCTGCTGCAAATGTTACAACGTCACCAGCCAATACTGTGCCGCTACCTGTTACCAATGCAATGTCAGTAACACCAACAGCAGTTGAGCCAGAAGTAACGTAAGAAGTGCCACCGCCTTTTGTGTGCGTAGTAATACCAGCCGATTCTTTAATCATGATGCCTTGCAAGTCTAGCAAAGTACCTTGGCGGAGTAACGCTTCATTGCCTGAAGTGTTAACTTGTTGCAATTGCGCTAAATTACGCAATTTAACGCCAGCCGCTGTGTTCATAATCAATGAAATTTGATTATCAGTTGGGCAGCCGTTATCAACTAGGATTTGACGCACTTGCGCAATAGTGTCGAAGTTAGACGCAAATGGTGTAGTGCCTGCTGAACCTACAGCGCGTGATGCGCCTTTGTAAGCCGCTGAGAATAAATCTTGCTCAATTTTGTTGCACAATGCGCGGATTGCTTGGGCAATTTGATCGCCATAAATGGTTTCATATCCAGCACCATTGTTGACGTGTTTAATATCTTCACCCGTCCAAGGAATCTGAACCGAAGCGTAAGAATCAAGCGTCATTGTTTTGTTGTCAACGGTTTGATCTGTACCTTCAGGAATTGTCATTGAAGGCGCAAATGAAGTGTTAACGCTTGGTGTGCGAGTAAATGCCGCACGGATTGTGTCGCCTTTTGCAGCGCGGATTGTTGCATCACCATTGATGGTAGATGAAGGGATAAAACCAACTAATTCACGACCGACTACATCTGCCGCTTTGTATATGTCACTAGCTAAATTGTTGAGCACATTACTCATGATAGTTCCTCTTTGATTTGAAGTTTTTTAGCGGCTATTGTCGCTAATCTTTTTGCAATTCGCTTTTCAACCCATTCGGGTGATTGCGCTTTACCTTTGTGAGCTATCGACATTTTTTCTTTTGTTTCAGCCGATAACACGTTTCCTAACGCTCTTTTATTTCCTATTAAACTAGCAGATACTTTTGCTTTTGTTTCATTGCTGTATTTTTTTCCTAAATTTGCTTGTCTCATTTTTTCAACATGAGACTGTGTTTTTTTTATTCCTGTATGTGCTAATCTTAGTTTTTCTTTTGTTTCATCGCTATGTATTCTTCCTTTATTTCCATCAGATATTGATTGTTTATGTTGATCTGATAATTTAATTCCTTTTTTAGCAACACTAATTTTATTTTTTGTTTGGTCTGAGCGTTTTACGCCTATCGCGCTACTTGCTCTAATAGTTGCATTATAGCCTTTATAATACGAATTATAAGCGTCTATAGCTTGTTGTTCATAAAATAATAAATCTTTAGGTTTGCAAATAATAATAGGTTGAAATATAAAAGCATCTTCGCCATGCTTATTCCATGAGCGTTGAAGTTTTATTGAATGATGGGCGTTTTTAACTAAAACGTTTTTATGCTTTCGAAAACGTGTTTTAAATGATTTTGCTGAACCGATATAGCATTTACCATTAACAACATTTTGAATTTTATAAATTCCACCAATCATGAAAACTACTCCAGCTAAGTTTAGGAGTAGTTATTATATCATAATTGGATATATCTAGCGGCTGTTTTTTATAAACAATCGCTTAACTACTGCTCTGTAACTTTGCCGCCACTTTTTGCAAAACTTGCCCGCTCTGGGTGTGACATATTGTCAAACGTTGAACGGCTTACAACTTGTTGCCCAGTGCTACCACTTCCACCATTTGCGCCACCACCATTATTTTGTGGTGCTGCAATATAATGTTTGCCGTCATCACTGGTCGCCCATTCTGTTACGAACGCGCTTAAATCTTTGTCGCCTATAACTGCTTTGCGTGTGTCGCCATCAATAGCGATTTTCGCCTGTGATGATAACATAGCTTTGACCGCAGGTAAAAATGGTGTAGCAACACCAACCTTTACAAGTGCATCCGTCAAACCATTATCTAAAAGCAATTTAGATGTAAACCCACTTTCTGAATCTAATGCGGCTTTAGTTTGCTCAAATGCTTTTTGCTGATCTTTGATTGTTTTTTGTGATGCCGTTAGATTGTTTTCTAACTCATCAATTTTATTTTGTAGTTTATCCAATTCCGCTGGATCTATTTGCTTTCCTTTTCGTGCCTCTTTCAGCTCTGCTAAAAGTTCACCGTTTTTCTTTGCAAGTCCGCTTGTTGCTTCATCAACTGCGGCTTTAATTTGCTCTGCAATACTTAATTCTTCTGACATATAACCCTCTGGGTTGTGGTTGACGGCTCTGCCATCGTTAATAAAATCTAAATTACGTCTTTAATAATTTCAATCGCTGTATCTTGTGGGATTTCACGGATATTTTCAACGTGTTCTGCCGCACCGATAATGTCACCGTGTGAAATATCATCAACTGCACTTGTTGCTTCATCGACTGCTTT